TATTTTCATTTATAGTCCTCTCTTATTTTTGTGAGAATACTTTTTATTTTAGCAAAGTAATTTTTATCACTTGCATATGCATCCAGTGTTTCTATCAACATGTATGGATTATCAATACCTTCTTCTCTCATTTGTCTATAACCTTGATAGGCATGGTGATTGTTTAAGGTTTTAGTATAATGTAAAACACTATCACACTCATGTTCAAATACTTTAACGCCCCATTTTTTTGGTTTATCTTTCCAAGGTAACATATGAGGCTCTCTTAAATCATATGTACGAATACCAAATAGGTTTTTACCCTCTCTGGCAAATCTACTTGTTCCCCAACCAGACTCTAGAGCTGCCTGTGCTACTAATAGTTCTAAATTGACTCTATTAATATCATTGTAAAAATGAATATACTCGACACACATTTTAACATTATCTATAAACAACTGATTACTATTGTGTTCAAAGTCAGGCAATGATGGTACAGCAGCTTCTGCTCTTTGTTTACCATCAAGTGTATATCCATACCATACAAATGACATTGCTGTAACTACTACAACAAACATCATTGTTTTAATAAAAACTTTAAATTTTACCATCTTTAATTACCTTTTTCAAATCTTTTAAAGTTTTCTTTTTATTCATAGTAACAACATACCATTTATATCTTACTTTATGTTCGCTACTAGGACCAAAAGATGGCACATCATATTCTCTATTAAACACAATAAGGTCTTGTAAGTATAATTTAACAAGATCGTCAAGTATTGCTTCGGAATGGTCTTTTGGCACAGTAGGTGTCTTAAATTCACCTTTGCCTTTTACAACCATTTGTAAAATTTCTTTATGTTTTTTCAATAGTTTCATTATATACCTTTCTTTACGTAATATTCATAGCCGTGGTCTTCAAACTTCTTTTGAATAAACACAAGGTTACTATTATCTAAAAGTTCTCTATAACCTTTAAATATCTTTTTACTTGTTCTGCCTGGAAAGTTATTTAGGATGTCTTTGTGTAAATGTCCTGTATAATATAGTTCCCACTCACTTACATTGTTTTGTAAAACATAATCAATTATGTTTATGCCTTTTCTAATTTGTTGTTTTAACCAATCGTCAACATGGTTTTTTTCACTTTTACTCATAATATAACTTTCTTCTTTCTATAGTTGTAAACCAATATAGTTTACTTTTGGTGAAAAAGACCAGAACACTTCATTATGGTTTCCAGTATCACCTAGGTTTTGCATTTGGTACAAGTGTACCATTTCATGTACTAACGTGTCCATAAAATCTCTTTTTTCAGGATAGGCAGGTAACATTTCTAGTTTATACATTCGTGTACCTTTTCTTTTCCACTCAAATGTAATAACTTGTCCCACACACTTCTCTCTTTTTAAATCTTTTATTTGAATTTGGCCAAATGGAGATAACTTGTTATCAAAAATAGCATTATTTAATTCTTTAAAATACTTCTTTATGTCTTTGTAAGTAGTTGTATATTTTCTTTTTACAGAAAATTCTTTTTTCAACTTTCTTTTAAGTTTCAGAGCTTTTGATTTTCTAGTTACTGTTTTCGCCATTTAATAATTCCTCTTTGTATTTTTTATCTACTTGTAGTCTTAAATCAGCGGCAACACCCTCTAATATTTGAGGTAAGTAAGCCTGTAGTATTGATATTGAATCAACCATAAACTTATGAGCAAGTTTTTCTAACTCATTTTCCATAATATATTTTGTATCAATATCTGTACCTTTTATAGTTTCAGATATAACATGTCCTATAACTGCTTTATTATAGGTGTCGGCCTTAACAACATTAAATATTGACCAAGACCATATATAAACGAAAGCAAGAAATAATGTAAATAAAGGTTTTCTCATTATGAAGTAACCTTATCATAAAATGTATCTTGGATACATTCTTCTACATTGTGTTCATCAATACCTATTAAATCAAGGTTATCGACTTTCATAATTTCAGCAACAGCAGTTTCTAAATTAATTAGATTATTCTTAAAATTTAAGATAATCTTATCAACTGTCTTTTCAACTTCATCGGCATAATATTGTTTTACTTTTGACATAATGTATTCTCCTTTTTTGTTGTTTTCATACTACTACTATATCAGAAAATAGTATAAGTTTCAAGCAAAATCGGGACAATATGAGCCGTTTTTTATACTGTAAATCAAAGGGAAATAGGGTGTGACAATTTATCAAGTAAATGTTCTACTTTTGTTCTACACCCTATAGTTGTATTTTATAGAATCACTCTATAATATTTATGTTTTAGGACGTTTTGTAATCGTCATTCCAACCAAATGCTTCTTTTACCACTGCATCCGTTAGACCTTTATATCTTTTATTAAGTTCTTTCTCTTTTACTGCGACCATCAGTTCAGCATCATCTTTGTGTAAACCTTCTAGCATTTGAATAAACATCATTTCTTTTTTTGTTTTTGAAAGTTGTTCGTCTGCACCCTTTACAAAATGCCATAATTTTTTAGCTTCTGTGTATAGAGTCGTATGCTCAGTTCCTGCTGGAGCTTCATTGACCGTATATGGTGGATTACCAGGTGGTAAATCCCATTCAATTTTTGGATCAAAAGCACCTTTTAATACTTGTCTTAAAGGTACTGAGTCATTAGATTTTAAAACCTCAATCTTTTTGGGTTTGTCTTTTGCGTTATTTACTTTAGTTAGAATTTCGTGTAGCAATGGAGCAGATGATCCACTATATTGCATATTCATATTAGATGTGTTTGTTGGCATATTGCCCTCCTCATTTTGTTATGTAAGGGCGGCACAAGGCCGCCTCTACATTTATTTATGCGTTTTTAAAGAGAGAGATTACGCATTTTTGTAAGCATACGGAGTTCCGTATAACTTTTGGATACCAGCAGCGATAATCGCTTTTGTTGGTTGACCCATTCTGTAAGAAGTACCTTTAGCAGTTTGATTAACATAGATCATATTTCCTTCTGATCTTAATGTATCAATTAAAGCTCTTGGTGAACCTAAATCGAATTTAGTTCTTAAAGATTTCCAAGATACTGGTGCACCTTTTGATAAAAGGTTTAAAACTTTTTGTCTTTTTGACAAAGTTTTTCTACCTCTTGTAGATACTTTTTTTGATTTTGATACGACTTTCATTGAGTCGTTTGAGAAAAATGATTTAAACATTTATTCACTCCTTATTATATAGTGGCATTGATTAAAGTTACTAATTTTGCCAGTATTAGAAACTATCCCAAAGTGCTTTATGGAATTCTTAAAATTTTGCATAGTCAATTGTAATAGCATATACGTCTTTGCCTTCACCCTTTGTTGTTATGGCCTTATCTACCTTTTCTTGTAAAGGATGTTTCATCTTTACTTGTCTTAGCAACAACGACCTAATTGATTCGGTAAAAAGTTTATAATCTTTCAAAAATGTTGGGTCTGTTAAATTAAAGTTTTCGTCTTTTAACTTCATTAAAATATCTTCAGTAATATCATCATTCAATGCCTGTACATAAACTTTATTATGTTGTAGTCTTATCATTTCCTGTCTTTTAGCATCTAACTCTTGTGCCTTTTGATTAGGTCTTACCTTTGGTACCTTAGGAAACAATATAACGTTATTTTCGTTTTTATTTGTCATTAACATTTTTTGTTACTTCACCTTTAAAGTTACATAGACCTTTGTCAGCAAAATACTCAACCAATTCATTATATCCGCCAACGTGTTTATCATCAATTAATATTTGTGGCATAGTTCTTACTTGTTTACCTACAGCCTCAAATAACTGATCTGGTGTTGTAAAATCTTTACCAAACATTTTTTCTGTGTACTCAAGGCCTAATGTCTTTATAAGATGTTTAGACTTCTCGCAATAAACACAATTAGGCTTTGAGTATATTTCTATTTTATGAGTCACTTGTTAGATCCTCTACTTCTTTATATGCCTTTTCAGCCTCTTTCTTTAAGTTATAAGAGTCAGCAACTTCATTTATTGTGTAATGATACATCTTGTTAAACTCACCAAGTGGTAGTCTTAAACCAACCCAAGCACGATAGTATCCTTGTTTTGTAAGTGTAACTTCCTGAGCAAACACTTCGTAACCTCTTACCTTTGTGTTTTTAATTATGTTAACAAGTGTAGACTCAACATCTGTTACAACTGTTTTTGTTTGAGATTTACCCAATTCTGTAACAAATATTTTTGCCTTTTTATTCATTTCACCTTTTACCTTATCTGCAACTTCGGCCTTTGAAATCATCATTGCCTTATCTATTGCAAGTTCAAGGTCTGGTGATGTGCTTGTACCAACACCGAATACACATTGTTTAGTTTTATTCTTACCAAAAAATGTTTTACCACATTCTTTGTTTTCAGAATAATCTTTCATGTACCAAGCAGGCACTTTTAATACCTGATTATTCTTTTCTTGTTTGATAGTATATGTACTACTTGAACATGCTGTTAAAGCAAGTGCTGTAGTACCTATCAAAGCATATCTTATTATTTTATTCATCAACCTTCTCCTTTACATTATTAAACACATTATATACTATTTCTTTTGTTTTGTCAACAGCCTGTGTTTTTTCAACTGTAGAAACAAATGGATCCCAAGTAAATGCAAGGATAATCCATAAGATTGTAAGTGTCAATAGACCTTTTATCATTTTTTCACCTCCCAATTTCCATACTTATCTAAACATACTTTACCAGGTTTATGATAAGCATGTTTCGGTCGTTCATAGTATCTGCAATAAGCAGGTGTATTCATATCACCGTAGTAAAACTGAGCAAATAACTCCCAATAACTTGGACCGTCATATGCCTTTCTACCATCTGCACATTCTACAACTTCCTGTTTAACTATTTCACCATTTACTTCTTTTATTTCTACCTTTATAAAACAATATTGATTGTTTAGAGGTTGTATTTTATCATAATATACTTTGTCTTTATTATTATTTAATCTATCAATTTTATCCATAGTATTATTAAATGAATCGTCCGAAAAAGCAATACTCATTAATACAGGTATTAGTAATAACAATAAAAATATAAAAAATAAAGTTCTTTTTTTATTCATTTACTCTCCATCTACCATCTGGCATTTTACACACTTCTTTGTATTCCATTCTTCGATACGGATTGCCATATAAAATTGAGTCAAAAAATCGTGTTGTATCTAAATTTTGATTATGTGTTAATTCAACTGTTGTACATTTAATAGGACCTTTTAAATAAAATCCAGTTGTTTTAATTATACCATTACTTTGTGTTTTTGGATTCATCCATGTTGTAAATCCAGGTGTTGACGGTGCGTTATCTAAATGATCTACAAATGCCCTTGTCATTAATTGATCATCTGTTTCAGCATTCATAATATCTGCACCTTTAAATGAACCTGCAACTGCACAAGTAGCCACAACAGCAGGATTATCACTTATATATTGCCAACATGCTGTACCAGCAACAGCCGCTGTAGTGGATGCACCAATATAGGACTGTTTGCTAGCACAATTAGAGAGCAACAACAAACAACTAATTAAAAGTAACTTCTTCAACATCTTCAATTTTTAATTTTTCTTTTTTTCTTAATTGTTCTTCTTTTTCTTTTTGTTTTTCTGTCATTTCTTCAATAATCTTATCAAATTGATATTGTTTATAAGATTTGCCAAAGCCGACATTGTAAAAAACATCAACTGGATATTGACTTGAATAAGCTTTTATAAGATTATCAAAATTAATATCTAAATTTCTATACATCTTCGGATTAGATTTTTTTGCAACTTTATGTGAATTTAATAGTTGTAATCTATTTGTAAAGACATCTTCATACGGTTCGTTTTTTGTTGATTGTTGCAAATCTTTTTGTTTTGCAATTTTAAATTCTTCAAATATAGTTTGTTTATCTATCATAGTGTCCTTTTGTTAAGTTAATAATCATTTATGTACTAATGCTAACACAGAATATCTTAAAAGTCAAGCATTAAAAAGTCAATAAAATCAACGTTTTTAGAAGAACAAAGTAAGAACATCTGACCTATTCTCTATTGATTCGTTATTTTTGTAAACAAAGATTTAATCTTTGCCCAATTTTTAGCATTTTGTTCTTTACCAGCCTGCCAAGATGCCTGTTGAAATTCTTTGATTTCTGACCATTCATTAGCAATATAGTTCTTTACTTTAGTGTCCATTGTTTCTTCGGACTTTGCCATAGTAGCCGTCATTATGGCAACTATTGATAACAGCATTAATGTTTTCATTATATTTTCCTTCCCATTGATTTAAAATCTTTAGCATCAACAACTTGATAACCGCCTTTATTATATGCTACAGATATTGTTTTACCAGCAGGCAAACTTGTACTATAATATCTTCTATAGGTACTACCTACTATCCTATCACTTGTTGGTATAGAATCTCTTACTTTGAATATTGAAGTATCTAAAGGTTTAGGTACTCTTTTTGATTTGATAATCTGGCCTGTCTTTACATTTACATTAAGACCTAGTGTACCTAACCACTTATGATATTGTAATTTTACTAAATCTAATTGTTCTTTTTTTGTCATTTTTTTTGACATTCTACTATTATTGCACATTTTAATCAATTTGTCAATAGTTTATAATTTTTCTATTTTTAACTTATAACCTTTTATTTTAGCTTGTTCTTTGACGTTTTCTATATGTTGTTTAATTCTTTCTTCATAACCTGGTAAGGTATCAGTATAAATTGACTCAGTAATAAAAACACCTTTTTTTTCTTGGTCAGTTTTAATAATTATCATTATTTACCTCTTTGTTCCTCTACCTGTAATTGAATAGCAACATCAACATCTGACTCTTCTTTTTCAGTTAAAGAGTTTTCATCTGCATAAGTGTCAATTACAACATTACCATCTTCTTCAGCATATTCATCATCCTCATCATATGCAACTTTACCAAGGTAAGTTGTTTTGCCTGAGTCTGAATAATTAGCGTCAACAACAGTTGTTTCAACTCCATCTTTTGTTTCGGTTATATCAGTTGTAATTTTAGAGTGATCAATACCACCACCTTCTAAAAATAACTTATCTGCCTCGTCTTTATCTTTTGCAAGCACATGCTGTTCTACCATTACTGTATAGTATGTTTGTTTTGAATATAAGTTTTTACCTATATTTTTTTTTGTATATATTATATTTGTGTCTATTGTCATAGTGTCCTCCTTAATTTAATTGTGTTATGTATTCTCTTTTAGTTGTATATTTTTTTGTTAAATCTGGATCGAAGTCTTTTCTAAAGCCTTGTCTTTTGTATAATTGACCAAAGTCATTAAATAAATTATGGTCGCCTGCAGCCGTTTCTGGACCAAATACATCTTCATAAGTTTGATAATATTCGTCTGGATAGATTATCTCAATAGCAGTAGCACCAGCAAAGTTTGTTGCGTCTTCTTTAAAAGACTTATCCATATAATCTTTAAATTTTAACAATTGTTTTCTGTAATATTTAAGTTTAGAAATAGGTACGTTTTTATATAATGAATAACTACTCCAAAAATATTCTGCTTGTTCAGAATCAAAGTATTCTCTTTTATAAACAATATTAAATGATTTGTGTAATTCTTTTGTCATAGTGTCTCCTTTATTTGTCATATACATATACTTTACACTAAAAATACTTAAAAGTCAAGCATTAAAAAGTGTTGATTTTATTAGGGTTTTAGATGTAAATGTTCTTGTTTTGTTCTATTTCCAGTAATCTTTTATCCATTTACCTGATTCGTGTTGCATTGCTACATGGGGATTTGGATTACCATGAAATATAGAAATCTTAGCATTCTGTTTAAAGGTATAATTTTGTGATCTATTTGAATCGTATTGTTTTATGTTACCTCTTATAGGCCATTTATATGAATATGTCCATTGATCTGGAAAGAATTTTGTCTGAGGACTTTTCAACATAGTTAAATTAATAACGCTTTGATCACTATGATAGGTATCAAACCTAGTTTTGTCTTCTAAATATCTATCCCATATATGACTATGGTATTCTATATTAAATCTTAATACACTTGAATTAATTGTATTAGGTTCAGCAAAATCTCTCATTACATAAAAATCTTCATCTTTACCTATTGTAAAAAATTCATTTATGTTGTTTAATATAACTATATCTAAATCTAAAAATAATACATTACCTTCTAGTCCTAAGATAGGATTAAATAGATGTAACTTGTTCCACCATCCATTCATAACAGGTTTAGGTATAGGTAATAATGTAATCTGTTTATCAAAGTTTCTATTAAAATCATCTGTCATACAATAAAAGTTAAAAGGTATAGTTAAATTTCTTTTAACCATATTGTATAAGACATTTACATAGTCAAGTGAATATTTTGTACCCCAAAATAACGAAACAACATTAACGATCATAACCAGCTTTACCTACATAAAACGAATCAACAATATCTGTTACAGGATTGTTTAGTTTTGTTTGATCAAATTCTTTCATCAAATCAATATCTGTATCTTTTACAAACTGCTCATACATTTTAAGTTTGTCTGCATTGCCTTTGCCAGTA